CGTTCTGGACGGCGCCCATTACGCGACCACCGCGTCGTGGACGAGGCCGCACACGATCATCTCGCCGGCCAACTGGCGCGTCGTACGTTCGAGGTCTGATCGCAGATCCGCGACGTTCTGCAGCCCGGCGCTCGACAGGTCGTGGCCGCGCTTCGCGATCTCAGTCGAGATGTCCGCGACGTTGCGGCGCAGCCCGAACAGGTGAATACGCCGTGCCCCGCGCATGATGTGATCCGTCTCGGTCCACACGCGAAAGCGATCGTCCGCGCAGACGTTGCGCGTGATGCCGCTGATGACGCGGCTGAGCATGTCGACTTTTAGATCACCGGCGGCCAAGGTGGCCGAGTTGCGCGAGACGGCGAAGGCCAACGGACTGACCGGGCCCGTCCAGTTCATCGGCCCCATCGCGGCGGCGGCGTGCATGCGCTCGTAGGCGCTCCATAAGTCGGACAATACGAGGCGCTCGATGGCCTGGTGCGCTTCCCCAGACGCGATGGCGAAAAGGCGGTAATCAACTTCCGGCCTGAATATGGTCGGGATTGCGTCGCGTGCTACAGTTGCCGTGTTCATCTCTTCTGCCTCCAATGGGGTCGCGTTCACAGCGCGGCCCCTTTTCTATTTGCGAACGTGCTGGTTGAAATGGCCCCCGGCCACACCGGAAGGTGCGTTGCGCTGCTGGACTCGCGCAGCCGAGTGGCCCTGGAAGGGTTCGCCACTGAGCGCCGGGGATGAATCGCGCTGTCGGTCAGACAGCCAGACGTGCGCCAAGAACATCGCCTCAGCGCCAGCCAAGAACGCAAAGAACGCGACAACGACGACCTGTGCCAGCGTGAACCTCATGACGCCTGCCGCTCCAACAACCGCCGGGAAAGCTCCATTGAATAGAGTGGCGCTCGGGTTTCGAGGTGCGCGAGGATGACGACATGCAGACGAGCCACCTACGCGACCCCCGCGAAATCACGAGCCGAGATACCCGTGATGTCCTGCAACTTGGCGGCAACCATGAGCGACGGGCGCTGCTTGGCCGACAGGATTTGGGAGAGGCACGGCCCCGAAATCCCGACCTTGGCCGCCAGCGCCGCCTGGGTCATGTCCTGCGCGGCGAGGTACCGCCGCACCCGTTCAGTAGCACTCAGTTTCTTAGGCACGGCGATAGATTAAGCAGAACTGAATCGCCTGTCAAGGCCTTTCTTCCGCTCTGCTTAACCGGGACGGTGGTTCAATTTCGAGGTGCCGCTATGCCCCTAGATTCGGAAGCGCTCTTACGAAACCGTGTGCGCACGCTCATGAATGGGCGCAATCAGAGCGAGGTCGCGCGCGCGGCGGGCATAGGCTATAAGCGGGACCAGCAGACGCCGCACGGCTTTCGCACGATTGCCTCCACGCTGATGAACGAGCGCGGCGAGCCGTCCGAACTCGTGGAACTGCAGCTCGCGCATAAAGACCCAAACGCCCCGAGAGCGGCCTACAACCGGGCGCAGAAGTTGAAAGAGCGCACGGAACTCATGCAGCGATGGGCCGACTACCTGGACGAGTTACGCGAGACAGCGGGCCGGTAGCTATTGCTCTTCGTTGCTGACGGACTGGCTAACTTTGAGCACCCGAGCGCGCGCGAGATTGGTCAGCATCAACTTGACCACCTTCACGCCGTAGTCTTTCAGTTGATCCTGCGCCGCCCGGCGCAAATCCTTATCGAGCGACCCGCTCCGCTGCGCCGCTTTCAGCGCGTCCCATTCCAACTGGCAGCAGACGTCGTGCACGGCCGTCAGGGCGATGTCTTTGACCGTGCTCGTCGGCGAATGTGTCGTCGTAATCAGCGCCGCGAGGTCGGTCACGCTGTAGACGAGGATGCCGCCCACGATAATCGTGCGCCCGTCGAGCGTTTCCATTGTCTGCGTCTCAAGCTGGTCAGCCTGCCGCACCGTTGGATACGTGAAGAACGTCGTCACCGCCGGCCAGTACCAGTGAATCCCAGGCCCGCAGACCACCACGCGGTGCCCGCGCACGTACTTGATCGCGCCCTCGGTCGTGTCCAAGATCACCCAACGCGGAAAGAACTGGCCGACCCATGCGGCGATTTGACCGATCCACGCGAGCGCATTTTCCATGCTAGGCAGTCTCTTTCTGACCAATAAAGCTGGTCATATAGTCAGATTCGGTGGTCGTTCTGGATGGCGGTCTGTTCATCGAGCAGGATGATCGCCAGTAGCGAGTACACCGCGTTGTCGATGAGCGAATCACGCAGGCTTTCGTGCTTCGGCGTTTTCCCGCTGCTGAGCTGTTCGATGCGCGACCACTTGTCCGAGAGGCGCACGAGTACGCCCTTGACCGGATCAACGCCGAACGCTTGCGCCCTGCGGAGATTCGAGAGCGGGTCGGCGTCCTGCGCGTAGTCGTGATTCTTGCCGTTGTGCAGTTCGACGATCTCTTCGATGAGCTTGTGAAACGCGGGGTTTCTCACGGGCGACTGACTCCTTGATAAATTGAGGTGGAGCGCGGCGAGAGTAGATACCCTCGCGCTCGGCGGCGACATATGCGCCCGGCCGAATTACGCGCCCCGTAAGACTTTGCGTTCGTGATGCTCGCACCGTGAATCCTGCGAGACGTGCTTCACCTTGTCGTACCAGCAATCCCCGCTCGTCGGTGTCCGTCGCTTCCAGAACAGGCAGCCGCGGCACGTCGTTACGTCAACCGGCGTAGTCGGTACGGGGTTTGGCGTCATGACGGCACCGTGTAGACCGCGAGATTGACCAGCCCTTCAGTCTTTGACCACACGTACGCCTCGGCCGCGCGCGCATTCCCGATGAACAGGTTCTCGCTGTGCCAGGCGTCAGGAGGACAAAGAGCCGGGGATATGCGCACGCGCACGCCGTTGAACTCTTCGACCTTCGTCTGGTGCTTGTCGCCGGTATGAAACTCGCGGTGAATCGTTCGCCCAAACGCCGCCGGCTGTTCGCTCGCCATGACCATCGGTAGGCTTTTGAGTTTGCCAGTGTTGCCGTGCGCCCAACCTAAGAGCACGCTGCCGTACTCGAAATATTTGCGCGGCGTCGGCTCGTTGCGCACCTCGACGTCCTTCGTGTTGCGGAAGTAGCACTCGACCGCATCGGCCAAACACCACGAGGCCGTCGTGTCGTGATTCCCAGGGCACGAGATCGCCGTCACGGGCGCGATGGTGCGCAGACGATCAATCGCCGCGCAGAGCAGCCGTCGCCCGGTCATGTACGTCTTGTGCCACCGGCTGTCGGAGTCTAACTGCGTCCCGGCGTACGTCTGCCCTTTCGGGCTGTTGCTGTGCAGGAAGTCATTCCCCATGACTAAGATCACGCGCTCAAAAGAAAACGACGACGTGCGGGCGATCAGGCTTTCGAGGGCATCCGTGAAGCACTTCTCGGCGATCTTGCTGTCGTAGTTGGCGTGGCCCGTCTCGGCGCTCCATGCGAGCTTCCCGAGGTGGAGGTCGGGAATGGCGAGCTCGAGCAGGTACTCGCTTTTTCCCTGCACCCGCTTCACGAATGGCCGCGGCGGCAATTTCTTTGCAGCATCCGTAAACAGCGCAGCAATCTCTGCCTTGGCGTCGATGAGCGGCCGGTTTCGACGCAGCGTCGCCCGCACCGTAAACATCTGCGTGACGGTTATGTCCGATGTGACATTGTCTTTCGACTGGCCTTCGTAGGCGCCGCACTTCCACGTCACGACTTCCCACTCGTCCACGTCGATCTGACAGACACGAATCAGATCGGCCAGCGACTTCACCCGCTGGTTGGTACTCTTAACGACTTCGGCCCGGTCGCCCGTCGCCTCGAATGAGTCGCTGAGTTTTTGTGGCGCTTTGGCCTGCGGTCCTGTCGGTCGATAGCCGCTGTCAGCGGCCCATGCCTGCGCGCGGGACAACCGAGACTCGAATGTCTTCGCGTTGACCCCCAATGACGCCGCCGCCTCTTTGACGGTGGCGTGGCGGCGACGCGCATCGAGCGTGGCTTGCAGGACCGCCGCGGGCAGCGGTGGAGTCGGCACGTGGAACTAGGCGGCCTTCTTGGCGAAGATAGCGATCACGTCGGCCAGTTCCTGCTTCGCCTTGTCGAGCGACTTCTTGGCGTTCATGACGGCCACCTGGCACTCGATCGCCGCGTCAATGGCTTGCTGAATCTCAGGGATGGCCCGCAGCGCCTTCTCGTTGTGCGTGAACTGCGGAGCGTTGGCGATTGCCAGCTCAATGATTTCCTTGGCGGCCTTCTTCTTATCTGAGCCTTTGCCGAAGAGGTGTTTGAACAACTCGACCGCGTTGACCGCGTCGCCGACGTGCTTGACGGCAAACTCCAAGACTTTCCCTGCGTTGATCTGGCTCATGGCTTCTCCTGATTCGTGATGCGATCCGTCAGCACGACCACGTCCGCGTCGTCGGGCAGCGGGTGCTGTTTCAGAAAGTTGGCGAGGCCGATCAGCGCGAAGATGCAGGACGTGGCCAGCAGCTTGCGGAATCCCTCGTTGAAGTTGAACGCGACGGGGTCGGCAACGAGCAGCACGACACCAGAGGCGAAGCCGTTGATGGTCGTCGCAATGATCCCGCGAAACCACGACTTGGTCTGCTTGCGGAAGTACAGGATCGGGCTCATCGGTGACTCCAAAAGATCGAGACATGCGGACGGCCGGGCCGCGCCTCAGCGTGCCAGCCATCGGCCCAGGTGACCGCATCGGCCGGTAGCGTCTCGCTCGTGTGCAGCACGACCGTGTACGCCTGATCGCCCGAGACGAAGGAATAGGCCCGTACCACCGGCCCGCCGACGTCGGTGAAATGGGCCCCACGCACCGGCGAGCCGACTTGCCCGGTGTTCACATAGCGGCCCTGAAAGTCGTGCGGGATCGCGTGGAAGCCAGCGACAAACGCCCGCGAGCACTCCGCCTGCACTGGCCCAAATGTGCGCGACCATCGACCGGATTCAGAATGAAACAGGCTGGGGATTTTGAAACCAGCACCGAGAACGCCTGCCGCAAAAAAGAGGCTGGGGTCGTTCGATCGCTGCTTACCGCTCACCGGCCCGTCGACCTCGTCGGCGCCGAGCATTTCGGCGTTGATAACCGACTTGCGCGTGATGTTCATCACCTCGAACAGTTCGCGGACCCGGCGTATCTGGTTCCACTTGTCCCGGCCGCGATCAAGGTGCAGCGTGATAAACGAGCCCGAGGGAATCGGCCAGACATCGCCCTGCGGTTCGTCATATTCGGGCGCCCCGAGATCCCATCGAATCCCGGCGCGTTCCATGATCGGCCGGCAGACGGCGTCGAGCGCGGCGGCGTCATTCACGAGATCAGACTGGCTCGGGTGCCAGAGTTCATTTGCACAGGTCACGCCGAGCAGATTGGACCGGCCGCGCACGATCTCCGCGATGGCCTGCAAGTGCCCGGTCACATCGTAGCCACCGGCGCGCGAGTCCGTCACCGCGACCACCAGCACGCTCAAACCGCGCTGCGCCGCTTCGTCCATGAATACCGGCAGGACCGCCCGAGCGATCTCGACCGTCTGCACCGGCGTCGTCCACGTCAGATGCCCCGCGAACACGCGCACGCTGTCATAGCCGTGCGCCTTGATCTCATCAAGAACGGCGCCGCGCTCAGCCGCCGACAGCACCAACGGCGACAAGTCAGACGCCAGCAGTGGGTACTGCTCGCGCCCGTCCCGCTGCCATGTTCGGCCATCCAGCGTGAACGGCCTGAATCGTTTCGCGTTCTCGATCGCGTTGGCGATGTCTGACTGGCGTTGGCGGTACTCCGCGCTCAACCGCACGCCGGCGCGAATCGTTTCACCTGAATCCCCGCGCCGGAACTGATCGAGACAGCCCGCGAGTCCCGCACTGTCTATCGCGCGGCCAAGTTCCTGCTGCCAGATATCCGCGCACTGCTGCGGGAAGGTCGGATCGTCCACAACGACAGGCGGCACGACCACCGGCGGCGCCGTATTCACGTCGGGCTTCTCGCGCGTCACGCAAGCGCCCGAGACGAGGACCGACCAGACAATGATGCGTTTCATGATGTGTTTCATTTCGTGTCCTTCCGCGCCCACTGCGTCGGGCCGCCGTACATCGCACACCGCTCAGCCATCGATCCCGTCCGTGGCGCGCGCAGATCAATCGGCGTGTGTAACTTGCCTGAGACGACCGAGACGACGACCGTGATCTCGCCGGGCTTGTTCTGCCAGTCGGCCAAGTGTTCCCCTGCGCGGAGTTTGCCGTTGTCAGGCATTAGGCGGCCTCTATGACGAGACGATGCGGCGCCGAGGTGGATCGCAGTTGCGCGAGCAGACCCTCAAGTGCCATGCGTGATCGGTAAATCTCAGCATGGCCACGACCAAGTCCGACCAGCACACACCCGTCCGTGTCTTTATTGGTGTTCCCGGCGTGGATGCGAATACCCGTGAAGCCGGGCACGTTGAGCACTTCCGGCAGTTCAATCTTGAAGCGCGCCGAGAGAGAGAGCGTGACCGGATACACGCCGAACGGGATCGCCGTCTCGTGCGGGATTTTTACGTCACGCACAACATCTTCCAGCGTCCAGCAGAACCAGACCGAGTCCACGTAGAGCGCCCCCAGCGTGGCGCCATCGCGCGAAGGCTCACGCAATAGGCGAAGCGTCATTTCAGCAACCCCAACCGCTGACAGGCCAGATACGTCGCGCCCACCGTGCCAAGTACCAGCACCGCGTCGCGCACCGTCAAGCGTCGGTTCTCGCCCGAGCCGGACGCTGAGAGTCGCCTGATCTCGACCCTCAGCGCGTCGATGTACCCCTGCGTCTTCGTGAGCCACAAGTCATGCTTGCGCACGGTGCCGTTGGTCATCTTGACCTCAGTGGTGAGCGCGTCGAGACGCTGATTCACCCCGGCGAAGTGCTGCTCCATAAGGTGCTGTAGTCCTTCGAGGTCCATCGGATCAGCTCTCCACGCGCACCGTGCAGGCGTCATCGTCGAAGTGCAACCGGCCGCCGACCGGGATGCCGTGGCGTTCACACTCGGCGCGCAGGGCTTGGAGTGCCATCAGTTCGTCGCGCTGTGCCCGTAACTGCGTCAACTCCAACCGCTGACGCGCGACGTGCAGACGCAAGTACGATTCCGCGTCGAGGACCACTGCGCCGTCATTTACCATCGCTGGCCTCCGACCGTGGTGGCTTCGCCGTAGAGACCCGCGCTGCTTCCTTGGATTCTTTGCGAGCGAACGACCGCTGCGCCTCGGCGTTTGCCGCGTCGAGCTTTTCCTGCAGCGTCGCGATCGCGAGCGCGTACGCTTGCGCCGTGCTCATCGCTTGCGCGACCGCTTGGACGTCTTCGCGCGCGACCGCGATCGGTTCGACCGCGGCCGCCGGCAAGGCCGCCGGCGCCTGCGGCGCTTCGACTTTCGGCGGCGCCTCCGTCTGCGCCGCGACGGCGCCTCCGGCGACGAGCGCGAACATGGAACCAATGACCATAAACCCGAACACTCTCATTCTCATAAACCCTCGCTTATGCCCGAACAGTAGCCGGCGCGATTGACAAGCCAGGACAACCGCACTTATGTGGCCTTGCACACAACCTCCGGTTTGCCTTGCTTCTTGAGTTCGACGTTGTTCGCCTTGCACTCTGCGAGACGCTTCGCATCACGCACAGCTTTTGCGGCCTGTTCTTTTGCAATCGCTTTCGTGCGGCTGGCGGCGTCAACGGCTGCCGTGCCTGAAAGAAAAATACCTGTAATAGCCATGTTAGTTGTCCTGACTTCCGAAGGCCGACATCCCGTAATTCGTCACGGCGTCACCACATCCTGTGCTGCCCGACGCGCTGCTGCCCGTGCTGCCGCTTCCGCTGCCTCAGCCGCGTCACGCTCAACACGATTCTGATATCCCGGCAGCGCAGCGGCAGCGTCATACGCCGCGCTATACCTCGCACTTTTTTCTGTCACAGCGTTCTCGCCTATGACTTCCAGCGCGTGAGCCACCCACGCATCAGGATCAACAACGACATGAGCAAGTACGGCGCGTTGTTCGTCAGTTAGTGTCAACATGCGAGATACCCCGAAAAGGTGCTGTAGGTTGCCAAAATGTCCACGACCTTAGTGGCGTTGCTGACATAAGTTGTTACGCTCGCTGTATCTCCTGCATCCATGTCAGCCAGCACACTTAAGGTCAGAAAAACTGTGTCGTCAGCGATAAAGTTTGTTGCACGTTGTATCTGATTAATATAAGAGCGATTGCTTGTTGTAAGCTGGATGTAGGCGTTCGTGTGTGTTGTTAACAGGCCACTCAGTCCGACTGTCACGTTCAATTGATACCGGCCCGTTACCGGGGCCGTGAATGTCGGACTGGCAAAGTTGCTGGCCTGATCGAATACCTCCGTCCCCCACAGGACGGTGTAGCTCGTGCCATCACCAGTGACGTTGTTTTGACTCGCTGTAGCCGTTGCCAGAAACGCCGGTTGCGTTGGCATGGTCACAGCGCCAGCAGAGGAAATACTCATCCGCAGCGTCGTCCCGCCCGAATAGAAGCGGATCGCGCCGGAGGCGTTAGTTGCGGCAATAGAGAGGCCACCTGAGCCATTCGTCTGTAGAGAAGAACCTGCCTGTGGGATTTGGTTCGCCGCTGTATAGGTTGAGGACGTACTGAGAAACGCACCCGTGACGATGTCAGACGCTGTTTCTAACAGTCCGTAGTTGCTCACTCCAGCTGTGGGGTTCCTGACGGTGAGATAATTTGGCCCGGTGCCGCTTGCGCTGAACGAGTGCGCTCCAAAGCCGGAGACGGTGATGATGCCACTAAACGCGCCCGTCGTATGGCTCGCCGCCCCGCCCGTAATGCCGCCGGTAGAAGTGATCAGGCCCGTCACGCCGAGCGTCGAGGAGAGGGTCGTGGCGCCCGTCACGGAGAAGTCCACCAGCGAGGCGTTCGCCGTCGCCGTGAACCGGCCGATGTTCGTAGCCCCGACGAACTGGTCCACTTGATTCCCGGTCGTCTCAATCCAGTAGGTGTCACCGCCGCCATCGACAAATATTTTCTTTGTGGCTGGTACTGAGACGTGGCTGCCAAAATTGAGTTGAGCGGCAATGAGCGCGTCGATCTTGTCGTAGATCGCCAAAGCGACATACGACGTGTCGACCACCGTGCCGTTGGTGCCGGTCCCGGTGTCGTTGGTGCCGATGTCCGCGCGATTGATCGTTGATGTCGCCATAATGTTTTACCGCCCGAGTACTTGCGCCAGAGTGACATGCGCCACCGAGGCATCGACCGTGCGCTCAGGGAAGAGCGACGGAAAAAAGTTGGAAGTGGTGACGCGCTGAATCTTGAAGGTGCCGGTCACGCTGGTCGGCGCCGCCAGATTGACCACGATATTCAAACCCGATTCGTGGCGCACGTCGTACGTGCGGTACTGCACGGCGGTGTCCACGCCATCGCGGGCCGTGAAGAGGCCGTCACCCTTCGCCGCCGCCTCGGCGTATTCCAGTGCGCCGTCGGTGAGGTACGTCTCTTGAATCCCATCCCCGCCGATGACGAGCGCGAGGGCGGTCTGCCCGGCAGTGTCATTGCGGACCACGCGCAGATTGACCGTCGTGCCGTCCGGGATCGTCGTGACAATCGCCCCTGTGCCGGACGCGGGGATGCCTGTCAGACCGACGATGCTGTTGGTGGTCGGGGCGGGCTCGGCTACCAGAAGGTCTTCGTTCGAGGTGTTGTCGAGCAGGTACGTCGTCGTGTTGTCGGCAATCGTCCCCACGAGGCGGTAGATCGCGCCGTTCGGTGAGCGGTAGACCTTCCGAGCGACGACGCGCGGATCAGCGGACGTCGCCACACTGGTGACGCGCATGATCGCGCCGCCGGCCGTCGAGAGCGTCGGCGCATCGATGCCGAGGCTCGCATCAGCGACGTTGTCGACATAGGAGGTCGTCGTGTTGTCGCTGATCGTGCCGAGTTGCTTATAGACAGACCCGCCGACCACGGTGCGATACAACACGCGCCCGACGACCCGCTTGTCGCTTGACGTGGGAATCGACGAGACCGTCATCGTGCCGGTGCTGGCCGTATCCGCTAACGGCTCCGTCTCGCCCAGACTGCTGTCGGGCGTGTTGTCGCTGTAGGTGGTCGCCGTGTTGTTGCTGATCGTCGTCAGGAGTTGGTAGACGCTGCTGCCGACGGCCGTGCGATAGATTTTGCGGCGCGTCACGCGCGCATCCCCCGATGTCGGGATGCTCGTCAGGCTGATCTGGCTAGTGCTGCCTGTGTCCGTCGTCGGCAGCGCGGCACCGAGGCTCGCGTCGGCCGTGGTATCGGCGTACGTGGTGGTCGTGTTGTCGCTAATCGTCGCCACCAAACGATACGGGCCCTGGTAGGCGGCACCCGTCCGGTACACCTTGCGCGCCGTGACGCGCACGTCTGCCGACGTCGGGATACTACTGAGATTCACCTTGGTGTCGCTCGCGCCCATCACCACAACGGTATAGCCGCCGCTCGGCACTTCGCCGCTCCCGGTCACGAACGAGATGACGTAGGCATACGGCGTGTTGCTGGTCATGGACCCGCCCGTCGTCGCGGCCGTCGAGCAGCCTCCAGGTGCACTCACAGCCGTCGTCGACACGCCGAAGCTGGAACCGGCGAGCGTTTCTCCCGCCGCTGTCACGTACGCGACTTTGTAATTAAACGCGCCGACGGAGAGATTACCCGTCACCTTCGGGCTCTTCTCGGCTGCCGAGCCCCCACTGGGCGTCGTTACCGCGGCGACCGACGCCGAGCCGGCGGAACCGACGAGCGTTTCGCCCTTGCGCGTCTGGTACGCGACCTTGTAGGCGTACGTGCCGACCGTGAGGTTGCCCGTGGCGCCACTCGTGACCGCCGCCGTGGGCGCGCCCGGTACGGTCACCGCCGCCACGCTGACCGCCGTCGTCCCCACCGAGCCGACCGTCTCGCCGCCAGCGCTGACAAACGTCGATTTATAGAAGTGATCGCCGACATCGACCGCGCCGCCGATTTCCACGTACGCCGAGATCGTGCCGGTGGCCGGGGTTGTCGGCGTACCCGTCACCGCGAAGGTGTACGTGGTGACGCCCGTCACCGTGATCGTGAAGTTGCCGTTGTACTCGGTTTGCTCCGAGCCCGCGTGGGCCGCAATGTCCCCGGTGCTGTAGCCGTGATCGGTCGAGCTGGTCGCGGTCGCGAGCGCCCCGACCCGCGTGATCGTGATCGTGCGCAGCCCGCCCGTCCGAACCGCCCCCGCCGGTGTGCTTGGTGCCGCCAGTGCGGCCGTCGCTGTGTAGGTGATGATCTGCGCGTCGGGCGTCGTGATCGTGCCGCCCGCTGGATCAAACACCGACGTATCCGCGAGCGAGAGCGTCGTGCTGCCCACCGCCGCCTCCACGTTGGTCTGACTGCCCGCGCCCACGATAATCGCGCGCGTGATCCACTGGCTCAGATCCCGCTTGTACGTGAAACTCAGCAATTGCGAGTTCGATGTGTTGAGCTCGGCCGGATTGGCCCGCGTCACGTCGGGATCGGTGGCGAAAAAATGAATGTCTTTGTTGTCGTCGCAGTACCAGTACCACGGCGTCGCGGCCGGTGCCCGGTCCTTGATCTTCGTCAAGGCGGTCGTCACGTCGTCGCCGTTGAACGTGATCCCACCGTCGAGCGTGGCGAGACTTGAGACCACGTTGGCCGTCGTGTACCCGATCGTGTAGCCGCTGATAATCGCCGCCACCACGGCCGACGCGGTGCCGGTGTAGTGTCCGAACACCTTGCGCTTATTCAGTCCCCAGGTGTAGTCGATGCAGTTGACCTGGAACGCCGGCCGCGCGGGTGAGCCGATGTAGGTCTGCGAGACGTTCAGGATCGTCCCCGCGAAGAGCCGCCGCAGGTTGTTACTCGAGCCGAGACGGATCAGGACCACCATGCCGACCGTCGGCGTCCAGCCTTCGGCGGTAAAGCTCGCCGTGTTGGGCGTGTCGTTCAGAATGTCGGTGATGGTGAGGTCGCGCACCATCGTCGCGGTGCCCGCCCGGCCCCACGCCCGTTCGACGCTGTCCACGCTGACAAACACTTTGGGCGACGTGTAGCCGAGCCGGGCCGCGCCGAGCCGCGCCACATTCAGCAGCGAGTACAGCGGGGCGACCGTCGAACCAGAGAGGGACGGCATGACGGGCTAGAACCGCCCCCCGGTGTTTTTCACTGCGTCACGCACGGCATTTTCAACCAAGCGCGCCATCTCGGCCGAGTTGCCGACGACGCTGCCTTGCACATGAATCGGGACAGAGATATTGAAGGTCTGTCCGACGCTCCCGACTCCATTGGGCAGCACGGTGCCGGATGACTGGGGCACAATAATCTCCGGCCCACGTTCGCCGACCATGTATGGCTCTCCCGCCGTGACGGGACCGCCGCTCGCACGCCCACCCAACGAGAACGGCGCACCCAAACTGAATGAGCCCCACAGCCCGCTCGCGTAGTCGATGCTGTAACCACTGGCGAGTTGACCCGACGCCGCCATACTCAGGAAGGTCGCGCGCAACGGATCCATTGCTGCCGTCGAACGCATGATCGAACCGGTGAGTTCGTTTACTTTGTCCCGCACGGTGTCGATGGCTGGGGCAGCGCCAACGCCGAACTCATTCGCGGCCTGTTGCGCTGCCTCCCACGTTTCGCGAAACTTCTCAATCGTGCCGTCAGACCACACACCAACTTGGGCGAGAGCTTCGTCGTAGGTGCGCCGCGCGGCGTCTGCGATCTGCTGGAGTCCGGCCTTTGAATGATTCGTAGCCGCATCTGTCAGCGCGGCCTGATCAATGCCGACGCGCTGCAGTTTGACCGTCACGTCGGTCGAGAGCGCCGCGTAGAAATCGGCAACGGACGACGCGTTCATCTGCTGGCGGCTCTTTGATGCCTCGAAGGCTGCGGCCTGTTCTTTCTCCCAGCGGTGGATGTCCTCAATCTGGCGGTCAATCGCGGTCGCGCTCGTGCCGGCCTTGATCGAGTGGTATTCTGCCCACAGCTTCGTGGCCGCCTGAAGCGCCTGTTGGTCGGCGCGGACAAGTTCTTCATTGGCCTGCGACTGACGCTTCGACACGTCGATGTCGGCCTGCCGCGCCATCGTGATGGCCTTAATCTGGCCCTCGGTGAGCTTGTAGACTTCCTGCAGCAGGTTGGCCGAGGCGCCGGCCGCGAGGTAGCCCTGGACCTCTTCGACCGTGGCTGAGTTCAACGTCGCCAGCGTGTCGCGATAGTTCACGCTGAACGATGCGAGTTCCTTTACCGCGTCGGCGTGCTTGAGCGCGGCTTCTGCGGCCTTCTTGTCGGTTTCGGCCTTCGTGTCGAGTGCCGCCTGCTCAGCCTTGCGCGCGAGCACGGCGTTCTCCGCGTGTTGCGCGGCCGTGGCGTACTGGCTGCCAGCGGCCTTGATCTTCTGCTCTTGTTCTTCGAGCGATTTATTGAGGAGTTCGATGATCTTGTTGTACTGCTCTGCCGGAATGACGCCCTTGCTCATCTCTAGGATGAGCCGGCCGAATGCCTGCTTGTCGCCCTCAAGAATCGAGCTGAGCAGGTTACTGCCCGTCGACAATTGTGACATGGCGTTCTGTAGTAATCCGGTCTCAAGAATCAGTCTGCCCACGGCCTCTTTCGTGCTTTCGTACTGATGCTCGATTTGCTTCATCTTGCCCGAGTAGGTATCCAGCTCGGCCTGCGCCTGGCCGCCGAACCGCTTTTCTATTTGCGCGGCGACGTACTCCAGTCCTTCGCTCTTCACGCGGGTCTCGTCCAACTGCACGCCCATCTTACCGAGCGCGGCGGTGTTGCCCTCGGCGGCCTTCGCCATGACCGTGCCGGCCTGTGCGAGATCAATGCCCATTGCCGACGCCAGATCGGTGGTGGCCTTCACGGCCACGCCCATCTGCGACGGTAGGACGTTGCCGACCTGCACGAGCATGACCTGTAGTTCTTTCACGGCCGTGTCGCTGAAGGTCGTGATCTTCTGCGTGCCCTTCGCGAGTTCGTCGTATTGCTTGATGAGGGCTGGCGACGCTGAGCCTTGGTTCTCCATCGCGACCGTCAGACGCCGATGAGCGTTCTCTGCCTCCTGTGCCCCGGCGACAGACTCTTTGAAGAAGTTGATGACCTTGGAGCCTGCCGCCTTGAACGCTTCGAACGTGACCATGCCAGCGACGTACCCGGCGACGTGATCTTTCAGTCCGCTCGTCAGCGTCTCTGCTGGGGCATTGATGTTCTTGAGTTCCGCCGCAATCTCGCGCATCTGCGGAGGAACCGCTTGGCCGGTGCGCTCCAACTGCGCCATCGCCTGCTCAAGCGTCTTGAGGCTCGACGCCGCCTGCCCAGCCGTCATGGTGGACGTGCCGACTTCCGTCACGGCCGCCGTGATGTTGTTCGCGCTTTGGATGAGCTTGTCGCTCGACCCCTTCCAGGTCGATTGCAACTTCTCCACGGATGGGCCAAGGGCTTCGATGGCCCCGCGACCTTCCTCGAGGTTCTTCTTGAGTTCCGAGACGTCGGCGGCAATTCTTATGGCAAGATTCGGGCTGGCCATTATCCTGCTCTCCTGAATAATTGGCCCTGGCCGGATGGAACCTTCGACCCTTTAGCCAAGTTGCACTGAGCGTGCGACGGCTGCACGTTGTCGTATGTGTGGGCACCGCCTTTGGATAAGGGTTCGATGTGATCGACGTGCCATTTTTCTGATGGATCAATGGCGCTGCCGCAAATACCACAGATGCCACCGGCTAACTCGAAGACCGTCGCAGGGCTAACGGCCTCAGCAAAGACTCCGCGCTTGATGGCCCTGCGGATCATGCCTTTGGCGCGCTCGCGATGCCTAAATGGCGTCGGATTTCGCAGCCTGCTTAGTCGCTGGCGCTCTTGGAGCGTCTTCCTGTTCGCTGCGCGGTATGCGGCTTCCTTCGCCCGATCTACCGTTAAGGCATACTTGATCTTCTTGGCGAGCCTTTCGGCTTCAACTTGCTGGGGGCTACGGCTAAGCCGCCAAATTCTCTGCTTCTCTCGAATAACAGATCGGTTGGATTGATAGTAGGCGCTGTCGCGCTGAGACCTTGCCTCCCGGTTGTCAGCGCGGGCCCGTCTAGAGCGATCATTATCCCTGTCTGCGTTGGCGACGTGATAAGAGCGCTTATGCTCGGTTGCAACCATTTCTCGGCAGCGCTCAGAGCAACTGGCGTGAAGCGCTCCCGCTTGACCGGGGCGACGATCTGGCAATAGGCAAGAGCACCAGGCGCAATGCCTGCTCATCGTCCCACCTCTTCGAGCCAGTCGGTCAGCCGTTCAACCAGCCGCTCACGGTGCGGCGTTTCTTCGAGCATGGCGCTTTGGAAAAAGAAGGGCTTCGCGCGCATAAACATCGTGCCGTATTCGAGGTACTTGTCCACCGGCGCGTCTTGCAGCCCGGCCTCGTACCCCAACACGATGTAGCCCTTGCCGTCTCGCGTCAGTTCCCAATGGATGCCCGACTCGGTGACACCCGTCGCGGTCCCGCTCACCGCGCGACGCTCACGCGCCTGCGCTTCCGCGACGATCCGCTTGGCCGTGTCGCGCGCCACTTCCCTGCACACGAACTCCGCCGACTCAGCCATCCGGTCAAAGAGGGCGAACACGCCAGCGGTGTCAATCGTTGCGGTGAACATCTGCGACACGGGCCAGCTCCTCCTGCACGAGTTCGACTTCGATCAACTTCACGAGCGCCACTAACGGATGCTCGGCCTTGGGGTCTTGCTGTCGGTCGTACGCCAATTTCGTCGCGGCATACGCGCGGGCTTCGATGATCTCTTCCAGAAATCCCGCCGGGAGCTGCGCTTGTTCCGCGACGATCTCCGTGGGTAACTTCTGAAACTCTTCACACAATCGGCTGAACCGATACGCGATCGGCTGTGGCCCTGCACCGTCCAGATAACGGTGGAGAGCCGTTAGCCGTTTTTTCGGTCGGCCTCGTACTGCTCGACCGTCTGAAACTTCCACGGCCAGGTGAGCCGCGCGACTTCGGTCGCCATGAACTCCTGCGCCTCGTCGGTCAGTCCGTCGATCGCATCCACCAACACGCCGTCGACCACGCCGGGCGCGATCGGCTCTTTGTAGGTCCACGACACCAGCCCGCCGCGAATCAACGTGATCCGGTCGTACCCCTTGAGCGGATCGTTCGCCGCCTTCACCGCGTCGGCGTCCGTCCCTGCTCCCGCGAAGATCCGCGCGATGTGCGCCGAAAACCCCCGCGTCGGCTTGCCGTTGACGAAGCCGCGCAACGCCACACGCTCGGCCTCTTCTACTTCTCCACCGGTGAGCCTGCGCACCACGATCGAGTGCTCAGAATCAAACGGCACCGTGATCGGGGCGCTTTGGGTATCGCGTGCAAACGGACTCGCCATGACTTACTCCTTAGCTGGCGACGCGGACGTGCGACCTATTCGCACGTCGGCGCGCGGGCGGTTGCTGTTTACGACCAGGCGCCGGTGTTCTGCACGCAGACCGCTTCGTATTCCGTGAGGTTCCCGGCCTTGCCGATCACGCTGTAGCTCTCGACGTAGCCTTCCGAGGTCCACGTCTTCGAGTTGCCGATGACGACCGACAGCGTGCGCGTGCCGCCCTGTACGCTGGTATCCGGGCCTGAGCCGAAGACGACGTGCGGGCCGGTGGTTGCCGTGTCATCGAAGAAGCCGTGAAACGTGACCTTCTCGACCTTGGTCAGTCCCGTCGGTAGTTGCTTCTCGATCGTGTCGCCGAAGGCCGTCGACGCCTGCATGCCCGCGGTGAGCTTCAGCGCGCCGAGCGTCATCACCGATGAGGTGATCGTGCGCGGGGTGCCACCCTGCGAGTCGTCGTATGAAATGGTGACTTCAGAACTTGAGTGTTTGCCTGCAGCCATAATCGTCTTCTCCGTCCCGACCAGCGGGACACTTTAGAAGGCAACCGGCGCAGCCGCGTCATTGCGGGTTAGCTGGTGGACTATCAAACGAACTAAAAACTCTTACTTCCCCGTCGCGGCGCGCATTGAGCGCGCGGCAATCCATTTCTCAATCACGACCGCCAGCGAGTTCGCCTGTCGCATCGCGTTCGCGGCCTCGGCCCGGTCGGCCGGGTCCGTCGTGTCATCCCAATGCCGGCGCACGTCCGACGACAGCGCATGCGCCATCGCGTACGCCTGCGCCAGCGCGCTGTCAGTCATCACAGGCGCGCCGCGCCAACAAACACGCTGATGCTGCCCGAGCCCGTCACGTCGCCGTTGAAGCTCAGGTACCGATTCACTGTTGAAGAGGTCGTCTTCCGCTCGTCAATCGGTCCTGATGTCACGTCCGTGAACGTCACGAGGTCGGCATAGGTAGAATCGTCCGCCGAGTCGCGCACCTTGCCGATGAAGCCGGTGAAGCCAGAGAAGGCGCTGACCGCCTGTACCGCAGCGACACCGCTGACCGTGTTCGCGCGCACAAACGTGCCGCCCGTCCCGGCGCCCGTGCTGGCCGACGTGTTCACGGCGACCGTGAAGGTCGTCGTGCTGGTCACGGTCACCGCCTGCTCGGAATTGATGCTCGGCCCTGCGAGCGTGTTGTTGCTCGTCAGGATCAACTGGCCCGTGGTGAGACCGTGCGGCGTGGCCGTGGTCACGACGCACGGTGAGGCCTTGGTGGCCGTGGAGATCACGACGGCCACCTGTGACGAGTCCGTGGTGTAGTCCACCGGCGAGCCGTCGGTCTTGGTGTTCCAGTCCACGGTCTTGGCGACGAGCTGATTAAGGATCGTGCCCCGGTCAATGGTGCCAGTCACGGAGTACGTGACGTTCGCCTTTGTCAGGCCGCCGACAGACGGCGCGGCGTCGTACGCCATCGCGTAGGTGCCCGAGCCGCAAATGTACGGCTTACCAATGGCGTTGCCCGCGAACGCGGCCACAAGTAGCCGACTCGTCTGCGTGGCTGACGCTGGCGACAAGAGCGCGTGCGCCCCGTTCGTGGCGTCGTCAAAGAACGCGCCGCCCTGTGTGATGTCGAGCTTCCCGAGTCCGGTCGGCGTCACGGCGTCAAAGGTGTCGCCCAGCCCGTCCGACTTCTCGGTGAGGGCTGTGAGCTTGTACGTGAACGCCTTGACCTTGGCGGCGAGGAAGTCATAGCCGCCCACGAGCAAGACGCCGAACGAGGAACTACTGATTTTCCCGGCCATTATTTCGCCTTCGCTTTCTTCGCCGCCGCCGGCGCGATCTTCCCGGTATGCGCCAAGAGCGCCAGGCTGGCCGCCGGCACGCGCTCACACGTCTCGCCCGCGAGCGCCAGCGTCTCGTCGTCCTTCGTGCTGAGGCGCGTCAGCGCCACGAACTCCTTACCGCTCAGTGTCGCCACGCCACACCTCTCCGATCCATTCATGGGCTGGGCTGCATCCCCCGTTACAGACGGGATGCGGTGCCCCAAAGCCGCTTGAGGCGACGCGCTTCTCTGGCCCGGCGCCACACTTCGGGCAGTCTTTCGACGTGGCCTCCTGTGCGGGCTGGCCTTTGGCGTTGAGAATCACTGCCGGACGCCGCCGCCCACGTCCAGCGTCGTTACAGTGACGGTGCCTGCCGCCGACGTCGGCATCACCGACAGAAACACCACCAAGAGCACCAGCAGTAATCGCTTCATCAGATTTCCTCCACGTACACGCGAAAATTGGCGACCAATTCATTGACGACGTCCCCGGCCACCACGGATGCACCCGCCGGTACGGTGTCGAGATAGAACGGCTCCGCGCCACACAAACGGTAACTGTTTGCCGTGAGCGAGGACCGCAGTCCATCGGTCGCCGACAGCAGTTCAATCACTTTTTTCATCACGGTCTGCGCCACCAGCGACGCGCCCTGAGACGTGCTCGGCTTCGAGAAGACGTGCACGCGAATATCCAGAGCCGATAACAAACTCTGCCCCGGCTTCGTGCCCAGCCCGGTCGCACTCGCATCGCCCGAGACCGTGTACATCACGAACGGGTACCCGCGCTTCTGGCCGAGGTCGTCGGCGATCCCGCCGGTCGCGAGCGCCGTCAACGCCGACACATTCAGCACCGTATAGATCGCCTGCGAGACCGGATCGAGCGCGAGGTACGCCATTACGCTGCCACCTCAGCGCACGACAGCCGCATGAGCCCATCACGGATTCCCGCGATATTCACCGCGCCAATGTTGAAGGTCTTGCCGCGCCACGTCGCCTGATGCTTCGTCGTGATGGCCGACGTGGTCGCGTTGTAGTCGATCTCGATCGTGTAGCCAGTGCTGCCGGTGATCTGGCCGCCCTGCTGGCCTTCATTCCCCGCGCCGTCAATCAGCACCGACGCCCAGAACGTGCCCAGCGTCGCGGCGGTCGCGGTCGGGCTGCCGTGCGAGTCGGCCGTCTGCGTCACGCTCTGAATTACGACACGCTGATCGCGCTCGCCCGCGCGCCGGATAGCCTTCACAGATACACCTTGTGCGCGGCGATCAGCGCGCGATAGCCAAGCTCGATTTCTTTCGAGACCACGCCTACCGCGACAGACTCACGATTCGCGTACCAGTGCGAGACGAGCAATTTGATTGCGAGAATGGCGCTCTCGGGTGCGCTCGCCGACGTGGCGCCGTAGCCCGCGACAAACACAACCGTCAGCGCGTTCTCTGAACGCAATCCAGAGGGCCACGACTGGCCGTCTTTCAGCACAATACGCGCCGGCACGCTCGCCGTATCCACGCGATAGACGCTCGTCGACACGGTGCTGCTAGTGTCGTCGGCCGCATACGACGTGATGCTAGTCACCGAGGACACTGGCCCGACGGGCAACGTGATCGCCGCACCGCCACTCGGCGCCGCGTCCATCGTCATCGTGCAGGTTTGATTGACCAGCGCGAGAGACGTATCCGCTTCAAACTGCTTCCGCGCCGAGGTCACCAGCGTGTCGATGAGCGTGTCGTCATCGCTGACGTCCACGCGCAAGAAGGTCTTGGCGACCGCGGTGGTCATAATCTCCGCAGCCGCCGCTGCGCGCGAGATGGAAAAATGAATAGGAGAACCGAGGGCGTCAAACACGACGACGCCCCCGGCCCTTTTCTTTCACAGCCGTCTCGGGCGCACCCGGTCCGACTGCCAGTTCCACGCCGCCAATCGACATCGGCACGGCTGCACCAGCCGCGATCATGCGACGCGCCGTGGCGTCATCGCATTCATACACGTCACCCTCACACCAAGAACCGGCGGGGCTGACGAGACCAGTCAAGAGGCGGACGTGCATGTTAGGCCGTGCCTTCCGCTGGCGACACGTTGAGCTCCGCGATCTGCGTGCCCGCCACGGAATTGCCCGCCGCGCCAATGGCCTGGCCGCCGTAGAGGGCCGCCCAGATCGACTCGCACGTCGTGGACGCGCCACGGCTCACGGTCACCTGGAGATAGCGCTCCTGCGGCTGGTAGACCTCCGCGATGAGGTCTTCGTCCGTCGTGCCGCTCGCCACCTTGGACCCGACGAGATCGGCCATGCCGGTCGTCTGGTTCGCGGTGTGCTGCTGCACAGCCATCGAGTTCGTGGCGTTGGCCGTGCTTACGGACGTGAAAAACACCACGCCCTGATACCCGGCCGTATCCACGATCGACGACACGACGTCCGACGTGCCGGCCGCGGTGTGATCCGAGACCTTCACGAGCTTGCAACGAGAAAGGAAGTTTTTCGCCATGAAATCCTCCCCTTACGCCATCAGCAGGTGATTGACGGCCGTGGCGAGCGCGAGCTTGCCATCGGTGCGACGGAACTGGCGGAAGCCGACCTGACCGTTGGCCGCGTAGAGCTCGACCAGCCGCTGCATCGACATCGCATTGCGATCGCCGATGTAGTAGTAGCTGAGATCACCGAAGACGACGGCCTTGAGACCCGTCGTCGCCGCCGGCGCGAACTCCGAGACCACGACCGGACGCCCGAAGAGCGTGTCCGGTTCGCCGTCCTTGAGACCGGCCTGCCAGAGGTACGTGTTGTCGGACGACACGCCCGTCTTCAGCTTGCGGATGATCTTGACCGTGCTGTCCTTCATCACCCACGTCGCGCGGCTGCGGTACGCGCGGCCGAGGGAGTGGTAGAGGTCGGTCAGTTCGTCAGCCGTGATGGCGTTGGTCGCCGTCGCGGTCGTGCCGAGCGTGGAGCCGCCGAAGACGCCGGTCGGCTGGTTGGATCCCGTGCCGTTGATGAAGGCTTCCTCTTCGAGCTTGCCGAGCCGGCGACCGAACTCCTTCGCCAGGAACGACTCGATCGGGAACGCGCTGTCGTTGAGCAGCTCTTCGCTGACCTTGATGAGCGCCGTCGCCTTGTAGGCGTTCAGCGTCACTTCGGCAAACGTCTCGTCGCTCGTCGCGTACGCCTGCTCTTCCGTTTTCCACGACGCCGAACCGTGCGCCGAGTTGACCGGGATCGACATGATGCCAGACGTGGTCGTGAACTGCGTCGCGTACTTACGCATCACGTCCTCTTCGATGAGGGCCGCGATCAGCTCGTTCTTGAACGCATCCGGCACAGTGTAGCCGCCGAGCGAGTCGGTGCCGACCTTGTGGTCGCGCAGTTCCGACGCCACGACGCCCGAGCGCATTGAGCGCCAGAACGCGCCGGCGTAGTCGCCAGCGATCTCGACCTTCTTCGTTTCGACCGTGCGCTGCGACTCCGGCACGATGGCCCGATCCGCGGCGTCCGCGCGCTCACGCGCGTCGATGGTCACCTTGAGGGCATCGATGTCGGCTTCGATCTTCTCGACCTGGCCGCGTTCGTCCGTTGAGAGGGCTCGCGACTCGGCCTCAGCCTTGTCGAGAATCCCCCGCCAATCAGAGACCAGCTTTGCGCGCTGGTCTCGCAGGTTGTTGCTCATCACGTACTCCGTATTTCTGCGCTGGCAATAACAAATGGGCCTGTTCCAGCGGGCCTCTCGGAGGGACGTCAGAGCGTCTGAAGATCGTGTCTTACCGCTCGCGGGCGACTTCGGGGCCGCCCACGAGGTAGTTCATGTCGTCACATTTCCAACACTTAATCTCGATCACTTCCCCATCGCGCAATGGCGCCGGCGAGGAGCGTTTGCACAACAGGCGGTTGCACTTCTGGCACCGCACGTCGTCCAAGCGCTTCACTACCGCGTCGCGGCGTCCGACAGGCGGCACCGTTCCCTCGACTGCGACACTTCCACGATCCACTCTGGCGCTGCCGGCGGCGCGCCGACCTTCGCCGCCTCGTCACGACTGCGCGCCGAGACCGTCGTGCCTTCGTAGGCCGGATACGTCACCGGCGACACGTCGTACAACTTGGCCGACTTGATCGTGCGCGTCGGCAATTCCCCCGATGCGCCAAACGCCCAGGCTTCCTCGACGACCTCAAACGCAAACGACGATTGCGACACGTCGCCGCGGGCCACGCTCACCATCAGGTCGCGCGCCCACGTCGTATCCGGCACATCAATCTCGTACCGCAGACCATTGGGGTCTTCCGACAGGCGCAGCGTCCCGGCCGTGGACCGACCGAGGACAAAGTTCGAGTCGTGATTGAACAGGGCGCGCACATCGTCGCGGCCAATCGCGTCAGCAAATGCCCCCGGCGCAATGCGTTCGTTGAAGAGGCCGGCGATATTCGCCGTCTCGCCAAACATCGCCGCGTAGCCAGACAGCCCCGGCTTCTCGGCCTCGGTCGTCCGCGCTTCCACTGGGAGCGTCATCGTGCGTCGTTCGCGTTCTGCCATCACATCACCTGTCCCATTCCGGCATCCGCCGGCTCGACCGGCGCCACGATGTCCGTCGTGCTGGCCGTCTCAGGCGCACCCGTCAGCGGAATCATGTTGCCGTTCATGTGGTACGTATTGCCGCCCTCAGACGCCGGGACGGGGTTCTCATTGAGCTTTCGGCGGACGTCGTTCACTGACCACCAGCCATTCTGGCGGCCGACCGCCAGCGCGTTCGCGCGGCTCTGCGAGTCCGCTTCGATCAGGGCTTCGCGGTCGAAGATCGCGACATAGTTCGGATACTGCCGCGTGGTCAAGAGGTCACGGCGAACAGCCTGTTCCCAGAGCACCAGGTACGGATTCAGCGACGAATTGACGTAGTCGCGATCCTGCGCTTCGATATTCGAGAACGTCGCGCGATCGAGGTCGCCGATCTTGTGCGGCGGCACACGGAACGCGCCGGCAATCATCGTGCGGATGTGCTTGCGCGTTTCAGTGAACTGCGCCTCGTTGTTCGGCACGGTGAGAGGCTGAAACTTCGCGCCGCCTTCCATCACGCCGATCTTGTGCGCCTTGTCGGCGCCGCGGTGCATCCCCTCGAACGACTCGCGAATCGCCTGACGCTGGTCTGGCTTCAAGCTGCCGTCGACCGTCAGGAGACCACTCAGCCGCGCACCGTTGGCAAAGAACTTCGCCGCGTAGACGTCGAGCGCCATCGCCAATCCGATCAGGTCACGGCACTGGTGAATCGGTGACTGCCGGCGCAATTCGAGCAGCGGCGGGCGGTCAGGGTCAAACGTCCAGTCCAGCGTCCGGTCGTTCATCCGATACGAGTACCGCTTCACGTTGAGCGCGTCGCGCGTCACGGTCATGCGCTCTGAATCGAGCGGCCAGAGCGCCTTCACTTGACCATTCGGACGGCGCACGATCTCGGCGTACGCGACTTCGTGCCCCACGAGCGAGTACTGCATCTGCTCGCGGAACTCGCCGGCCGTCATCTCAGGATTCGGCAGATCGTGCAGGATTTCCCACAGTGGATGCTGGTCAGCGTCGGCCCATTCGCCATCGGCCTGACGGACGCGGAGCTTCAGCGGGCAGCGCGCCACGTCCTGCGCCAATACCATCGCGCAGGCGTACACGTCAGGCACGGACATCGCCGTCGATGGCGTCACAGTCATGCCGGACGCGGTGCTCTGCAACCAACCGTCTTTGCGCCAGAAGTCAATCTCGGCCAGCGTGCCGCGGGCCTCTGGCTTCTCGTCGCCGCCGAAGATGCGCGTCCACAAGCTCATACCGCAACCCCTTCGGGCTCGGTACGCGCCATCCGATCGAGCATCGCGATCTCAGACAGCGACCGCTCGTACCACGGCTCAGCGATCGCGTGTTGCGCGACGTGTCCGCATTTCACATCAGGGTCGAGCAAGATCGGGCAGCCGAGGGCTTTCGCTTTCTGACAGAACGCGACGTCCTCCGTCACGCTCCAGTTGCCCGAGCCGTCCTGCTGGTACTCAAACCACGGCTGCGCCATCGAGTGAAATAGCGCGACCGGGACCATCGTGCAGCCCATGCCGACGAGGTCAACGGGTCGCACCCCTTCGGCAAGGTGACACGACTTGTCGTAGTCGTAGTCGACTTGCAGCGTCTCAGCATTCACACGCGCGCGCGTGAGCGCGACAGGGTAGTGCGGCCACGACTTCAGAAAATACAAGCCCGACACGATGCCCTTGTCGTGATGCGCCAGCATCCGCGACAGCACATCGGACGGCCAGACCATGTCGGCGTCTAGGAAGAGAACGTGCGAGCACTCCATCGCGATGGCGAGACGCGCGGCTTCATTGCGCAGGTCCGACACGAGAACAAACTTGCTCACCCAGGTGACTTGGACGTCTGTGAAGCCGTGGCTTCGGATGGCGTCAAGGACGCGCTGACCCCAGCCAAGAGTGAGCAAGCTTTGAGCAGTCTGCCGGTACACGCTGCGCTCGTTGGAGCACACGGCCACTAGACACTTTCGCTGCGCCGGCGGAACGGTCCACGTTGAGGCCGGCAACTGCGCAGCCTTCTTTACGCGCCAACTGCGGCGAGACACTTGATCCACGCGCACGCCGGAGAGCTCCGACCACGGCTTGAGCGCGGCAGTCACACTCGGCCAGTCGGCGTCGTGGCCGGCGATGCTGCCGCCTGGCTTGATCTTGGGCCACCAGGCCGCGAGGTCTTTCAGAACTGAGGCGGTGTCATGGGCCGCATCAAGGAACACGAAATCGAGCGAGCCGTCGGCGTACCGTCGGGCGGCGTCCCATGACTTCTCTTCGTGAATGTCGCGTACCGCGTGGCGAATCGGGGCGACGTTGGCCTCGAAGATCGACCGCTGGTCGACGAGCGTGACGCATTCCGACGAGCCCTTGAAATGGTCGACCACGTCGAGGCGAATAACCTTGCCGCTGTTGAGGATTTCGACGCCGAGGGCCGCAGTGGACTGGCCCTGCCAGACGCCGACTTCGACGATGTGCGCGCCGTCGGGCAACGACGCTACGACGTCCGCGTAGAGATCCGCGAAGTCACACCAGCCGGGAATATCTTGATAGAAATGATCCAAGCTGCACAAAGTGTGCGCTTGAGTACACCCGCTGTGCTAGAGGCTACTCGGCGCGGTTGCCGCGTATTGCCATCTTTTTTTCAGTCGCGATGCACGACGAGGCGCGGATGCGCGGCTCGCCGCCGGGCGTCCGTACGACATCAATCGCGCCCTTCGCGACCCAATGCCGCACCGTCCGCGGCGACACGTCGTAGAAAAGGGCCACCTTGGCGAACGTCAGCAGTTTGTCTAAATCGCCCATACGTGCACTCCCTGTGTATTGTGCGAGACGCCCGAGGCGATCGCATCGGTGCGCGCTTCCCAACTCAGTACGGCGGCCATCCCCAGGTCGATCTTGAGCGGCGAGCCGGGCCGCTCTTTGCGGATCAACCAAATGGCCTTGCCCTGTTCGTCACGCTGAGACAGATCCTCGCGGCGAGAGTTGCCGAGGTGCCGCGCCAAGTCCTGAGAACCATCGTGCGACTGCGTGCCGGCCGTGATCGATGTGACAAATCCCTCGAGGGCCGTCGCCATCTGCCGCCGGCGGTTCGTCCACCAGTCAATGACGCGCTCTTCGCCGAACTCGCCGCGCCAGGCCGCGATCCACTCCTGCCAGTACGGCGGGTCCGCGTAGAGTCGCCATACGGTGAACTGCACAAAGAGCTCGCGCATCACGCGATCGACGTCGGACGCCGGCACCTTCCACGGCCGCTCAGGCGTTCCCATCCCCGGCGGGCACTCCCACAAGCCGGCAGACCACTGATATCCGGTCTCGACGTGCGTGCAGATGATGCCGGTGGAGTCGTGGAACTGCGAACCGTCGAAGCCGATCGTGATGAGGTCGCCGAACTTCGCCGGGTTCTCAGGTTTCGCGAGTGACCGCCACTTGTCCACGTCGAACGCTTGCGACGAGCCCTTCACGAGCCGATTGCAGTACACCCGCTCGAAGTACGCGCGGTCGGTCGTGGGGTCGCGCCAGAGCTGCACGATGCCGTCAATGTCACGCCACGCGGCCGACGGTCCCGAGGCTTCGATCACCGCCGCCCGCGCGCCCTCTTCGGTGGCCAGATCATGGTCGTCGGAGGCTTGCCGGTGGAAGTAGAACAGCGACGCATCGGCGAGCCGCCCCTCGTGTACCTGCTGCGCGTACTCCATCGTGGCTTCCGCGATCGACCCGGCGCCCGGTTCCGGCGCCGTTGTGATTTCGAGCGCCCACGGGTCCGCGGCTTTCCGTTTCGGCAGGTTCGCCATCATCGTCTGATGCGCCTGCTTCAACCGCGGCAACGTGAATCGATGCGTCTCGTCGAACACCTGAAACGTGGTACGCGCACCGTCTCGCGCGTCGGGACTACCGGCCACCGAGACCGCCTTGCCGCCGCCACTCTTCCGCAGGATGCGCTCAAGCCCGATGTCGAACTTATTCCCGATCTCGCTCAGTTCGAGCATGACCCGCAACGCGGCGTACGCCAGCTCATCGCTCTGCTCTTCCGTGTAGGCGACGAGCACAACGAAGGGGTCAGTGACCGGCGCGCCGATCGGCTCATACTTGCCGCGCTTCTTCACCCATCCATCGAACCGAACCGGCGCGTCGTCCGACAGTTCAGCCGCGGCCAACCACGCCGAGAGCTCCGTCTTCGCGGTGCCCTTCGGAAGCGAGATCCCCACGCGACGAAACCGCCGACGCCCCTCTTGCGGGTGTCCCTTGGGGAAGATTTCATACATGCGCCAGATCAGCGCACGCTTCTCATCGTCGATCACCGCTGGCTGACCGCGCAAGTCGCCAGGGCCAAAGCAGAGGTTCGCCTCAATCCAATCGCACACGCCATTCCCGAGCGTCGGGAATAATTCATCGTCGTTTGGGACGGTCAGTATCACCAGAGCCAGTCCACGTCGATGAACGCCGCCTTGCGCATGGCCTGCAGCCGCGCGAGCGCCTTGTCGCGAATGGCTAAGTACGGGTTCTCGATCGGGCCACCATGTACAGGGTGCGCGACAACGAGCCCGGCCGCGGCGACACGGTCGGCTGCTTGGTGGTATTCCAGATAGGCATCGGCGTACTGGTTGGCGGCGTCTCTCTTCGCCCCGCGCTCGAGCAGTCCCGTGACGATCTCAGCTCGCGTTTTCACGAACTGGCTACCTCGCCGGCCTTGACTGCCTTCTTCCCAGTGAACGCCTCCCAACGGTCAATCGCGATCTGGACATAGCGGGGCTCAAGCTCAATCGCATAGCAGCGACGACCAGTCGTCTCAGCCGCGATAATGGTCGAGCCGCTTCCACTGAAAGGCTCGAACACCTCCGCCGCGCGGTGATTGCGCATCGGACGCGCCATGCACTCCACGGGCTTCTGCGTGCCGTGGCCGTGCCCGCCATCGTCGCGCGAGTTGATATCCCACACCGTCGACGCCGGCGGCTCACCTGGAACTGGAATCCGCCACAGCGTCGCCTGTGACCGATCCGGCGTCCGCTTGCCCGTGGCGCCTTCGCGCACCGAATACCAGCACGGCTCGTGCTGCCAGTGGTAGTCGCCACGCGATAAGACCAGCCGGTCTTTCGCCCAGATAATCTGCGACCGCATCTCGAAGCCGGCCATCTCGAGCGACGCCTTCACGATGTCTGCCTTAAGGCCCGCGTGCCAAACATAGGCGACGCCACCTGGAAATAGTCGCCACACCTCAGTCCAGTCGGCGCGGTCGTCATTTGAAACTTTCCCCATCTTGTTTGAGCCATTACTGACGCCGGCCTTCACTCGCCATGTTGGGTCGTAGTCGACGCCGTACGGCGGATCAGTCACCATCAAGGGCGGCGCCGCACCAGCGAGAAGAAACCCGACGACCGCCGGGTCAGTGCTGTCACCGCAAACGATGCGGTGGGGGCCAAGCTCAAACAGATGCCCAGGCAGAACATCTGTCGGCCTTGCCGAGGGGATATCATCCTCGCCAGTTTTGCCAACCGTCCCGCCTTTCATAAGGGACAACAGGTCGGCCGTTTCTTCGTCAGAGAAAAACGACTTAAAGTCTAAGCCGGCCGCATGATCGGCGGCGAGCTGATCCATGTTCCACGTCGCGAGTTCTGCCGTCCGGTTGTCGTAGATGGCCAGCGCGCGTTTCTGCTCGGCGGTCAGCCCGGTTCGACGAACCGCGATCAACTCGTCGCCGCCGGCGTCGATCACGCGCAGCTTCGTGATCCCGGCCTTCGCCGCGGCAGCGGTTACGCCGTTACCCGCCAGGATGATGTTGTCCTCGTCGATGACAATCGACCGAGCGGCGCCGACGTGCTTGAGCGCGTCGACCACCATGCCCGTGTTTCGTTCATTGTGACTGCGCCGATTCTCAGGATCGGCGACGAGGTCTTTGATGTGCGTCGGATTGCTCACTTGATCACCCGAAGTAAATGGCGCGGATCGTTCGTGCCGGTGCGCCGGCGGCTATCCTGCCGTGCGGTTTTTTCTTCTGCCTCGTTCCCCTTCGCCACTTCCCACTGGAGGCGACTCCGGTCGAGCGGCGACAGTCCAAACAGGGCCGACTGCAGTCGTATTTCCTTCAACGCATCCGCAGATGGGACGCGATAGAAGTCGTCCCACAAGAGCGCGAGGCGACCGAGCGCGTCGGCGTCCGTCTCGAGCCACTGCCCGGCCATCGGCGACCGCCAGGCGTGCAGCCACGCCTTCAGCGTCAGCGGGTGCCACACCCGGCCGTCTGGATTCGGGATGGTCGGCGCCTTCGGACTGGTCGACGTCGGCGAGACCATTGAAATCGTCGCGCTCCCGGCCTTCTTGTTGGCGCGCTGGCGCAGGTGCGCCGGCTTCGGAGCGGGACCGCGGCCGCCCATCCCTACGGCCCCACCGAGGCGCGTGTGGCTTCAAGCCTGAAATCACCAGACTCGTAGAGACAAAAAAGCGAG